AGGGATCTGCCGCTAGGGGTTTTAAGGTTGCGCTTGAACCAAATACTGCGTGCAGCGTAATACTTGAGATCATCTGCCCAACGCTTTTCTCTTGCCTCATCCTCTGGGGTCAATACCATTCTCATGAAAGTGCATGATCACTCGCCCTATCTCAGTGACCACTGTGGGAACCACAGCGTTACCTAGTCCTTTAAGTCGGTGTGTCCGATTGGGAACCCCATCAGCCACTCTACCCACTCTGGGTTCAGCGCCCCAGACTGCTGGTTTTGCATCGTCAAAGCATCGTTGAGGCTGTTCGACGCTCCGCGTCCCGAAGCTATCAACCCCTCGAAGCTCCTGCCGCCTTTCCATTCTGAGGCTTTCGGTGTCGGCCACATCTTTACGGCACGTTGCAGTGTGATTTGGCTGTGCTTGCCAGTGTTTGGGTTGTACGCCCTCTCCCCTGGCTTCGCTGGTTTCCCATCCTTCGTCACCAGATTCTCGATGAACTCTCCTGCTCCCCCTTGGCTGGCCGCTGGAGTCGGCCACCAGCCGCTGTTCATGCTGGGAGCCATCTGGTTCGCCTTCGCTGTCGGCGTATGCAACAACCCATACTCTGTCGCGTCTGTGTTGGGCATCGACGGAACAAGCTGGAATAACAAACGTTTGGCAGGAGTAGCCTTCACCTTCCAAGTCAGATAGCACTGTGTCGAGTTCCATCGCGACGATTCCAGTAACGTTTTCACCAATGACCCAAGTTGGCTGTACTTCGCGTATGACTCGCAACATTTCCGGCCAGAGTGCGCGGTCATCTTCTGCGCCTCGACGGTTCCCGGCGACGGAGAACGGCTGGCAGGGGAATCCTCCGCAAACAAGCTCAACTGTTCCTCTGTACTCATGACCATCGAGCTCCTTTATGTCTGAATGAATCGGCACGTTCGGCCAATGCTTTTTGAGAACCTTTTGACAGAACGAATCCATCTCGCAAAACCCTACGGTTTCCATACCCGCTTCGTGTAGCCCTACGCTGAAGCCACCAATGCCGCTGAAAAGGTCAAGGACTCTCATAAATCGGTGGCGTCTACTGTCACTAAACCGCTTTGATTAAATGGCACCCAGGTTTGTGTAGCCTCACACTGTTCTGCAATGAACATAGCTTGTTCATTTTTAGCATTCCCATAAGTGATGGCCTCATCAGAAAGCGTATACACCAAGTATGGGTAGGGGTGTTGTTTCTGCTGCGCTAAGAAATAAAACTTTTCGCCGGGCATATTAAGAGTTCGACAGGCTGTGAGGTAAAACGCAGCCTGTTGGTAGTAACGAAAGTTACGGATTGCCGCAGTAAAACCGCGAGGGCTTGCATCCCGGCAAGTCTTGAGATCCCAAACATTCGTGCCGTCATACCAATCTAAGCGAGCCTTGCATGGTTTATCATTCCACAAAAAACAGAGTGTGAGCTCCACCTGATCTTTCGGCCCTGGCACATAGTCCAACACCACCTCACGCCTTTCCATGCACACATCGAACAGTTCTTGTTTTATAGGAGTGCGATCACCGACACCCGCCATGAAGTCTTCGTACTCTGCCTTGCCAGCTTTGGTTCGCCTATCAAACTTCGGCTCAATGACAAACTCATCGTGAAATTTATCAAGCTCTAAAAAGACAGTGTGCTGCACCCTACCTTCCAACAGCGCTGGAGTTTGTGTCATCTCTTTTTGATACTTCCATGTATAAGGATCAGAGATGATGGTTGTTAAATCGTGAGATCTCCATGCTTCGATCGAGGCATATTCTTCATAAGTCAGCCCCTCGTAAATGCCCTCCTTAAAATCCAACAGAAAACCCTCCTAATATCACGCCTACCAAGAAAGCTATGATCATTCCACAGAATGTGTATTGCGGGAGCGGGACGTAATCACGAAGGGTTTCGCGGGTCTGTTCCAATAGCCCAAGATAGATACCAATTAGCTTTTGCGAGGTCTTGTTCTTTATCATTTCCCTTTTTCCCTGCTCTCCAAACATATTTGAACGCTGCGATTTGACAATAGGTCTCAACCTTTTCTTTACCATACGCAGCAACCATTGCATCTATGCACTCAACCTCTCCTGTGTAATGGGGTGGCGAGTTCACCATATCTGCCTTCCGGGGTCTTCCGCGCTTTGCCATATTTACTCCTAAATGCGGTGGTTGGTGAAATTGATCCTAGTTGATCGGTTGTAGCGGATACGGCATCTCACCTATTTCTCATTTCGGGAACTGACCCCACCGCTGGCCTGTCTTAACGGCTACAAACCATTCAAAATGGTATGTCTTCTTCAAAGCCCTCTTCAATCTTTTCTGCTGGCTTAACGGACTCTTCTTTCGGCTCTTCAACGATGGATTGCTTACCACCTTTTTCCTTGGCCTTTTGCACTTCCAAACATGGATCCACTGGATCTTTGCCTAACTCATCACACCCAGCGATACGCCAACGAACGAACAAAGGTAACGTTTCCAGCATATCGCACATGGCTTTGCTGTCCTTGTCGCTTTTGCCAGCAAACTCATTGCAATAGGCCGCTAGGTTAAAAAACTCCAGTTCGTTATGCGTCGGCAACTTGCGAAGGTCGCCCTCTTTGTCGAAGGCTTTGTCGTACTCCAAAACCCTTTCTACTTTATCTTTGCCAGTGTTGGTTTTGCCTGTTCGCAACATACAGCCCTTGCCCAAGAACTGAAGTATGTCGATACCACTCTTACGCTCTGCATCAGTAAAGGTTTTCCCACGCCACTCACCGAAATCTTCTGCGATGGCTGACTTTTCACCGAACACTAGGTTGTACGATTTGAAGATGCTCTTTGGTCGATCATCTGCTGTGCGCTCTTCTGGTAATTCCCAAAACACAAATATCTTGTGTTTAACGCCTGGATAGTTGCCGCCTTCCTCAGCTGTGCCGCCGTCCACTATGCGATAGCAAATCGCCTTATGCTTGCCCGGCTCGATGCCTTCATACTCGCGGCTTTCACCTTCGTATTGATCCGATATAACGAATTCCATTTGCGCTCCTATTGTGTTTTTGCAAAAAGATGCTGTATTGTACACATCCCCACATTTTGGACAAGCCATGTCATTCATCATCAAAGATAAGAACGCGAGGGATGACAGCTTCCCAATCACAAAAGACATCAGAGGGGAGTTTGTAGCTTGGTTATTAGAGCAAGGCGTTCAAGTTGATGAAGCTAAGATACTGGATCAAGGTCAGGTCAATAGAGCCAAATGGATCAATGCAACCAAAAACCAAAAGGATGTGTGGTTTCAGGTTTGGTTCGATCAGAGTCGCCCCTACGGTCAGTACGGCGATTGGAAAACATCTGGCAAAGAAACGCTTGGTCGCTGGAACGCAGAGAACGGTGAGGGACGCAAGCTCACAAAGAAACAGTTAGAGCAGATCAAAGAAGAGACGCGAGTTCGACGCGAGGCGTTTGAGAAAGAGCAAGCAGAGAAGTGGGCTAGGGCTGCGCGAGAGTGTCAAGAGATTTGGGATAAAGCACAGAAGACTGACACGCACCCATACTTACAAAAGAAGCGAGTGCCGAACCATGGTCTGAGGGTTCATTCAGATGGGCGGTTGCTTGTGCCGTTGTACAACATGGATTTCAAGATCCAATCGCTTCAGTACATTACCGACGACGGGCAAAAACGTATGCACCCTGGCGGAAGAGCGGCGGGTGGCTTCTTCATTATTGCGAAAGAACTGATCAAGCAAACTCACACACTGAATTATGTAGAAGGCTATGCCACAGGCGCTAGCTTCTACGCTGATTACCATGAGCCTATTATCGTGTGCTTTAGCGCCGATGGTCTGAAGGTGGTGTCTGGTCAGATCTTTGAGCGACAACAAGAGAAGCTGCACCGTTTCATTGCCGACAACGATGAGAGCAACACTGGGAAAGAGAAGGCAGAGCAAGCCGCTGGGCATTTACAGAACCAAGGCGCAAAGGTTGAGATCAAGATGCCTACTGAAGTGGGCGACTACAACGACAGCAAAAACGCCCTAGAGCCAGATCAAGAGTTTATCCCAGCGATGCAGGATCTGCCTGTACCGACCTTGCCTGAATGGCACAAGACAGAGAACGGCAAGAGCTATCTGAACGTCAAACAAAATCTAGTGGGTGTGTTGTTAGAGAACAACATTGATGTCGCTTACAACGTCATCAAGAAGCGTATGGACATCACAATCCCGGACGCAGACTTTATCCCAGATCTGCAAGAAGGATCTGCGATTGCTGAGATAGAGGATCGCTGCATACAAAAAGGTGTGCCGCACAATAGGGTGGTGTTCAATCTTCCGTTGGTGGCGAGGGAGTTCAATCCTGTAAAAGATTGGATCATGAGCAAGCCTTGGGATGGCAAGTCGCGATTACAGTTGTTGCTTGACACTATTCAATCAGAGGATGAGCCATTAAAGAATGCGCTAATGCGACGATGGTTATTAGGATGTGTGGCCGCTGCCTGTAGCCATAAAGGTGTGGGACTTGAGGGCATACTGGTCTTTCAAGGCAAGCAAGGCTTAGGTAAGACTCAGTGGCTGAAGTCACTAGCTCCCAGAGACCAGGATTGGTTATTAGAGGGTGCGACACTCAATCCAGCCAGCAAAGACTCAGTGAAGCAATGTGTAAGCTATTGGATCTGTGAGCTTGGCGAACTGGGCTCTACGTTTAAGAAGGCCGACATGGATCAACTCAAGCAGTTCACCACCAAAGAGAGCGACGAACTGAGACTGCCTTATGATCGCACTTGGTCATCTTACGGGCGGCGTACAGCGTTCTATGGTTCTGTGAATGAGCGCGAATACCTTACGGACTCATCCGGCAACCGAAGATATTGGACGGTGCGGTGTATCAAGATCAACTATCGGCACAACATCAATATGCAACAGGTGTGGGCTGAGATCAAAGAAACGATGTTTGACATGGGCGAATCTTGGTTTCTCACCAGCGAAGAGCGCAAGCTCTTAGATGCCAGTAACGAACTGAGTCGTACCCAAAGCGCTGTCGAAGACTTACTCTTGCAGCACGTTACGTTCGACAGCGACAACACTAAACCAGTGCAGCAGACACAACTGCTCCGAGACTTAGGCATCGCCAACCCAAGGATGGCAGACTTTAAAGAAGCCGCTCGCGTTCTCATCGAGCATGGCATCTCACCCAGATATACGGGCGGCAAGAAGGTCTATGACGTTGACTACAAGCCTATTGAGGAAGATAAGTTCCCCCCTCCAAGCTGGCATGACTAAGGTGTAAGGTGGGTAGGGTGTGTACATTAAAGGTCGATGTATACATCTGTGTGTACATTTTTTTTGTGTCTATATGTGTGT